TTAATTGACTCATCTTTCTTGAGAGTAATATATTTTGGTTTTCCATTTCCAAATGCTCGTCCCTGAGATCCAATCAATTGATTATGTTCATCGCAAATTGGAATTAAAATTCTGGCATCGTCAATCAAGGAATAATCAGAATTAATTGTCTTGGCATACTCAGCAAAATGTTCAGTATATCCAAACTTATTCCAGTGTTGCTTTGGAATTCTTCTTGACTCTAGAAACTTTATAACCTTTGGATGTGTTGGTTCTTCTTGCTTTAGTGTCTCTGTGAAAATTGGTTTTCTTACAATTGGTTCATCAGCAATTATCTTGTTGTTCTTTTCAGTAAACTTCTCCAAGCAATATTGCTTGAATAATGACGGAGAAATTATCTCAAGAAACTTATAGACATTATAAGAAGCACCACAGTTGTGGCACTTATAAAAATAACTGTCTTTGGAACTAAAAAAATATCCTCTTGCTTTATTCTTGTTGTTCTCCGAATCACCACACAATGGACAACGACAATTGGCAAGATTTACTTTTTTCCACTTGAACTTCTCAAGTGTATTGGAAACAAGATTGATGTACTTACGATCTAGATAAGTTGACATCAGAAACTCCAATCTTCAAACTTACTACCCTTTTGCTTCGGAGGAGGACTTGCTGGAATTGCCATCGCATTCACAGTCTGCTGTTGAATATCAGAAACTTTCATCTTTGCTCTTGTAATATTCAATAGAAACTTACGATTTGTTGCCGTATCATTATACCGATTCTTCAATTGCTTTACCATGATCTGATTGAGTTCGGCAAGTTCTTCTGTGGAGATCAAGGCAAACATAAAGTCAGCAGTTGCGGGAAGACCGAAAGACTCGGATGTATCTTCAAGACCGACATCAGTGCTTGAATATCCAGAGCGAGTTGTTTGAGTCGCACTGAAGATTGGAACATTATACTCAACTGCCAGACCACGAATCTCTTCAGCAATTGACTTGATGTAAGTATATGAGTTCACATTGTTTCCACTCTTGACTCTTGCTGAAGCACAGATGTTTAGATAATCAATAAAGATAATATCTGGTTTAAACTTCCTCTTCAACCAAAGTTCGTCAAGAAGAAATCTAAAGTGATTCACATTTGCTGTGGCAGTTGGATATTCCTTGATGATGAGTTTACCCTTCACACCAGAACTAAGATTTTGAATCTTCTTTTCATAAAGTGTCTTTGGAAGTTCACGAAGATTATCAAGAGTTACATCAAGAAGATTTGCGTCAATTCTCTCTGCGATTCTTTCTTCTGCCATCTCACATGTGATATACAGAACATTACAATTTTGCTTGAGGCAGTTTGCGGCATGATGGCAAAGAAACAATGATTTACCAACACCAGTTCCTGCCATGACAATATTCAAAGTCTTCGCAGGAGTTCCACCATTGGTGATCTGATTGAATCCATCAAGATCAAAAGGAATACGCTTCTCTATCGTGTGGTAGAAATCATATCGTTTCTCATAATCTTCGATATAATCGTGACCGATGTGAACATCAAAAGATACTGCCAATGCTTTTGAAAGAATATCAGGAATAGATCCTTGCGATTGTTGAGTCTTTCCATCAATGATCTGAATAGATTCCATGATGGCATTATAGACTGCTTTATCTTTACAGAATGTTTCAGTCTCCGTCATCAACCATTCAAAGTCTACATTATCCTTGGCATTTGAAATCTCTTCAACATAAGTTGAAATTCTTTTCATCTCTTCTTGATTGATGCTCTTGTTCTTATCAAGAATAATATAGATCGCTTCCTTTGTTGGGAGGTTATTATACTTCAAGATAAAGTCATGAACCGTTTCAAAAATAAATCTTACAGAACGATCATGAAAATACTCCCTCTTGAGGAAGGGAGTAACTTTTCGTGCGTATGTCTCGTTCTTGAGAAGATTGTGAAGAATTAGTTTTTCAACATCAGTCATTATGATTTCCAATTATTAAGAATCCAACTTGATGAATTCTTTTTATCTTCACCACCAACACCAAATACAAAAATCAACTTATCGTCTTTAATATCCATCTCTGGAATATTTTTAGCAGTGCGATCTCCACCATTTGCGAAGATTATGTCTGCTCCAGGAAAATGATTTCTAACTTTACGAATAGCATCTTTTGCGCTGCCATCTGTATCATCAAAATCAATTACAAAATCTACACCTTTAATAGCATTGACAATCGCTGATCTTTCATTAAACGGAAGAAATGCTTTGCCTTTCTTTCGCACCAACCAATCATCAGAATTTACTCCAACACATAAAAGATTTCCAAGTTCTTTTGCTGCTTGAAAATAAGCAATATGTCCGCTATGGATTGGATCAAATCCACCTGTAATTAATACAACTCTCATTCTTCATCTTCCTCCTTGATCTCAGCACCGTAACTGAACTCATTATACACTGCCTTGTCAATCAGATCAAGAACATCCTTTGTGAAATACTTTTCAGGATTATCGTAGATGGTCTTCTCAAATACTTTTGTTCCATCAGGTAGTTCAATTCGTGTTGAATTTTTCTTAAAGATACCAGCACCGACAGCAATATCAACAAGACCATAATATGGATCAAGACCAGTATCATAGTTTAGACGAACATCAATTTGTTTATTTTCCTTGGTAAAACGACCCTTGTAAAGTTTAACATGAATGATGTTACCAACAACTTCACCATCAGCATTCTTATCCTTCTTCTTTGAAAGATAAACAATAGTTGATGCTGCGTACTTAAGACCTGTACCACCACCCATCTCAGACATTGGAACATAAGCACCAACGACTTGATAAGTATGATTTGTCATGATCATTGGAATCTTTGCGATGCCAAGTTTCACTGTAAGTACACGGAAGGTTGATTTCACGATTTGTGCGCGAGTCATGTCGCGTGTCTCTTTGCCTTCAGCAGTATCATTCATCTCCTTGGATGTTGATAACATGCCAAGTGAATCAAGAACAATCATTGTTGGTTTACGATCTTCCTTTGGAAGTTCAAGATACTTATCAACAATTGTAATTGCCTGATGACGAAACTCTTCTACAGTTGCTACAGGAAATACTGCGATACGCTTTGGATCAATGCCACGATTCTTGAACATCTCAGAAGTCACTGCTTGTTCTGAATCAAAATACAGAACAACAGCATCTGGATTGTCTCTTAGAAACTTGGATACAATTGACAGAGTAAAGTAAGTCTTACCTGTAGATGATTCTCCAGCAAGTGCGAGAATTTTGTTACCAGGCATTCCAGAGTAGATACTTCCACTCAGCAATCCGTTGAGAAGGTAAGTTCCAGTATCCACAAATCCACTGACATCCGATCCCTCAAGACCGTCACTAACCAGTGACGCATATTTGTTTCCTGATGATTTAACCATTGATGATAAAAAGTCACTCATAATATTCCTTTCAACCGAATAAATTTTCTAGTGTATTTTTCTTCTCTGTTGACCAACCAATAGTATCTAGGATGGCAGTCAAAGGATCAATAAATGATTTCTCAAATTGAATTTTAAAATCAATATATCCTTCAAGTTTAAATTCCTTTGGAAGAATATTTGGAAAAGAAATAACCTGATCCTCTCCTACCACACCACCAAGAGGATTTGGTTTCTTGAGCATGAGAAATTTAATTTTATCACCCTCTTGAATCTTACGATATTTCTTGCTGATCTTAAATTGATTGAGATAATGATTGTAGATCAAAGCACCCTTGACAGCGATTGGTGTTGATTTTTTGTAAATTGTTCCGCGATCTGTGTATTTGTCCATGCCATTCACACTACGGGGGAAGGCAATATCTTCGGGTGGCAGAGAGTAGAATTCCTTGCGACACTTCTCAACAAAGTCAATCATGTCACTCTCTGTTCCATTCATCGTGATATTGATCGCGGTCTTTAGATGCTTGCGAACAAATTCAGGAGTTGATGAGCGAGTCGTTTCAATGCCCATGATCTTGAGTTTGGGTTCTGTGTATCGCACACCTTCAGAGTCCCACACATTCAACATGTATCTTTTCTTCGCAGTCCAAATTCCCTTGTCTGCGATGACCTCTCGACCCATCTGCATTTTATTTTCATAGGCATTTGTGAGATCGGCAAATTCCTTGAACTTCTTGTCAATGAAAGGAAGAATCAATTCCTCTGCTGACTTGTCAAGAAAGTTCACGACATTCTTTGTATCGGGTGGAGGAACAGATTTGCCATCAACCATTCCCTTGTTTGGGAATGCTTTCGCAACCAGCGTATCCAAGCGAAGATAGACTGAATCTGTATCGGATGCGATCACATAATCAACATCTTCAGTCTTTACAACTTTGTTCAAATACTTGTTGAGTTCCTGACCAATCCACTGAATAGACAACTGACCCGACAGAGTGATTGCCTCTGCGAGTTCAGTTGAATAATATCGGAAGTATTGGTTGCCTATCGCACCGTAAGCGGAATTCAATTGAATCTTACGAACCAACTGAAAGTTATGATATTTGGAAATATCAAGTTCTGCTTGTCTTTTAAGTTTCAACAATTCATCATTAGAAAGAGATTTCAAATCCATAATCAAATTATATCACAAATCAATGAAGTGTCAAGAGATACTTGGTCTTGTTAAGTAAACCTAACATTTCATCACGAATATTTAAAAGATCTGTATCTTTATCCGATAATTGAGATGGAAGTTCACTGATTAAATATTCTTCAAAATGTTGAATCACTGGCATTGGATGCGATGTCTCATATCCGAATAAATCAATCTGACGCTTTTGCTCAGTATCTTTTCCGTACTTTCCCATGTATGCCTCAACAAAGGTATCAATGAGATCATCCAAACCTTCGTAGGCATTACCTAATGCTTTGTGTTCGGCATAGGATGGGGTCTGCCAATGATGAATACGAAGTTGATTCTGAAGCGTTAAAAGTTTAGTAATACATTCCATAAGTTATCCCTCTATGGTGTATTTATAATTTTTTCTTCCATACCCCGTCAAGAATAATACCACATTCGGGAACATCCTCGGGTGTTGCCTTTTGAACAGAATAGCACTGAGATATTTTCATTCTCTTGCGAATTTCGTTTAGATTTTCTGCTTCGGTCACAGCATTTGTTTTCTTCTTAAAAACAAGAAGACCCTTGCGGGGTTCTCCCGAAGAGTCTACTAGATTATCTGACACGAATTGGTTTGTTTCAGTAATGATTCCGTACATTATCGTCGCCGCCTTCGGACCACACCAGCAACCGCAAGCAGTGCAAGTGCCGATGGTGCAGGAATCACCGTGTATTCGATGTTGTCGATGGCAAGGTGGGAAGAAAGAGAGCCAGTGCTGTAGATCTTGATCTGATGGACCGCATATTCTGTAAACGGATACACCTGT